ACAGCTTCGGTCATGCACAAGTCGACATCTTCGGGATGGACTGCCGTTACCCTTGGCAAGACCATGTCTTTTGATAGCGGCGTCTTGGCGATCGCAGACGGCGTCACCTTGACCGGTCAGTCCAGCGGGGCGACGTGTGTGGTGGCCCGCACGGTTCTTGAAGACGGCACCTACGCTTCAAGCGATGCGGCCGGTCAATTGATTTTGTCTACCGTTACCGGGACCTTTACGGTTGGTGAGAATTTGCGAATCGGCGCTACAACCTACGCCCACGTCTTGACCGTACCTGTGCAAATCACTTTGGCACCCAGCGGCCGTTACGAAACCGTGATCGCCAACTTCGGCGGCGGCACAGCCAACTACAAAATGTACGGGTGCGACGGAAAGAACAACGCATTTGAATTTGACGGCACGACTTACGTGCCCATTCGCACCGGCATGACCGTGGATACGCCCAACCACATTTGCTTCCACAAGCAGCATTTGTTTTTGAGCTTCGGCGCTTCTTTGCAATTCAGCGCTTTGGGCTATCCGTACCAATGGACCCCTTTGCTGGGCGCTGGCGAGATCGCCATGAACGCAGAGATCACCAACCTGCTGATCCTGCCGGGTAACCAATCAAGTGGCGCCTTGGGCGTTTACACGCGTCAGGACACGTCGGTCTTGTACGGCACAAGCTCCGCAAACTTTCAACTGTCGGCGTTCAACACCGGCACCGGCGCCTACGCATACACCGCGCAGAACTTGGACCAGTCTTACGTGCTTGACGACCGAGGTGTCATCAGCATGAGCACATCGTTGAACTTCGGCAACTTCGTGCCAGCTTCGCTGACCATGAACATTCGGCCGTTCATTGAAGCGCACCGGGCACTGGCCGTTGGCAGCTCAGTCAACCGAGACAAAGGCCAGTACCGGGTTTTCTTCTCCGACGGCTCCGCCCTGTACCTGACCATCACAAACGCCAACCTACTCGGCAGCATGCCGGTTCAGTTTGCGCACACCATCAACTGCTGCGTTGACGGTGAGGCCCCCAGCGGCGGGACGGTGCAGTTCTTCGGATCTGGAAACGGCTTTGTCTACCAGATGGACGCGGGGACCAGTTTTGACGGTGGGACCATTGCGGCCAACATCAACTTGGTCTACAACTCAACGAAATCGCCACGCGTTTTGAAGCGGTACCGCAAGGCGTCGGTCGAGATAACCGGTGACTCTTACGCCGAGATTCAGTTTGGATACGACTTGGGCTACCGCAAGGAGTCCATAACCCAGCCTGTCGATCTGTCTTACCAGAACGACTTGAGGTCCAGCTACTGGGACGAGATGATTTGGGATAATTTCGTGTGGGACGGATCTGACGTTTCGCCGTCCGAAATCGAAGTTACCGGGACCGCTGAAAACATGGCCATTCGGATTTCCTCGAACTCAGATCTCCTTCAGCCTTTCACGGTGAACAGCGTCATCGTGCACTACACATTACGCCGAGGACTCAGATGAGCAACCCCTACTACACGCACACCACGTACCCGACTCCAAACTCACCCGGTGCGTCGGCGACGCTGCGCAATGAGCTGGAGAGCATCACTGTCGGTTTTGACCTGCTTCCAACCTTGGCCGCCAACGGCTACAAGGTGGCGATGGTCAATTCGGCCGGCACGGCTTTGATTGCGTCATCCGCGCTTCAGTCTCTGGCCATCACCTCATCTACCCTGAACAGCACGCCGATCGGCGCGACCACGGCTGCGGCTGGCACCTTTACCAATCTGACGGTCACCGGCAACTCAATTCTCGGCTCCAGCGTTGTGATTACTGGCGGTACGATAAACGGTACTCCGATCGGTGGAACGACCGCTTCAACAGGCGCGTTCACCACCGCCAGCGCCAGCTCCGGGTTCACTGGCAACTTGACCGGCAACGTCACCGGCGGTGTGACCGGCAACGTAATCGGCAACGTCACAGGCGACCTGACAGGCAATGTGACCGCCAGTACCGGCACGTCGACGTTTGCCGACGTCACCATCAACGGCTCTCTGGACATGAACTCGGCCACGGGCAGCACGATCACCGGTCTGAGTACGCCGTCCGGATCCACTGACGCGGCCAACAAAGGGTACGTTGACACCGCTGTCGCGTTGCGCTTGGCCTTGACCGGGGGCACGATGTCAGGCGCCATTGCCATGGGCACCAGCAAGGTCACGGGCCTTGGCGACCCTACGGCCGCACAAGACGCGGCGACCAAGAACTACGTTGACAACACCGCACAAGGGCTGGATGCAAAAGCCTCCTGCGTTGTTGCGACCACGGCCAGCATCACCCTGTCCGGCACCCAGACGATCGACGGAGTCGCAGTAATTGCCGGCGACCGGGTGCTGGTTAAAGACCAAAGCACTTCGGCCAACAACGGCATTTACGTGGTTGCTGCCAGCACATGGGCCCGGTCCACCGACGCCGACACTTGGGTGGAACTGACGTCGGCATTCACCTTTGTCGAATCCGGCACGGCCAACGCAGATAGCGGATGGGTCTGCACAATCGACGCCGGGGGCACCCTTGGATCAACTGCGGTGACTTGGGTCCAGTTCTCAGGAGCTGGCCAGATCACCGCTGGCGCGGGTCTGACCAAGACCGGCAACACCTTGGACGTTGGCACGGCGTCCAGCAGCCGCATCGTTGTCAACTCGGACAACATCGACTTGGCCACCACTGGGGTCGGCGCCAGCACCTACACGTCTGTGACCGTGGACACCTACGGCCGCGTGACTGCCGGCACAAACCCGACGACCCTTGCGGGCTACGGCATCACCAACGCCTACACCAAGACCGAGGTCGACACCACGGTGTCTGGTCTGCTGGCCAAAACTGGCGGCACGATGTCAGGCGCCATTGCTATGGGCGCAAACAAGATCACCGGCTTGGCTGACCCAACGGCCAACCAAGATGGCGCGACCAAGTTTTACGTAGACAGCATTCTGGGCAGCGCGACCAGCGCGGCGGCTTCGGCTTCTGCTGCGGCGACAAGCGAGACCAACGCGGGCAACAGCGCCACGGCAGCGGCCGGCAGTGCAACGGCTGCCTCTGGCAGCGCCACGGCCGCGGCTGCGTCATTCGACTCGTTTGATGACCGGTACCTTGGAGCAAAGGCTTCCGACCCGGCTCTGGACAACGACGGCAACGCACTGCTGACAGGTGCTCTGTATTTCAACACCACGGTCAGCGAGATGCGCGTGTACAGCGGCTCGGCTTGGCTGGCTGCCTACCTACCGGCCAGTGGGTACCTAGCCCTTTCTGGCGGCACCATGACCGGCGCCATCACATTTGCAGCCGCACAGCTTGTGTCTGTAGCCAACGGCGGTACGGGTTTGGCCACCCTCACAGCCAACAACGTCATCTTGGGCAACGGCACATCAGCACCCACCTTTGTAGCGCCAAGCACCACGGGCAATGTGCTGACAAGCAATGGGACCACTTGGGCGTCCAGTGCACCAGCGGCGGGTGGCATTGTTTACACCACCACCAAAACGTCCAACTACACCGCCTCCGCTAACGACGGTGTGCTGACCAACACGACTGCCGGGGCGTTCACTGTCACCCTGCCAGCGTCTCCAGCTAACGGCGCTCAGGTCATTGTTGCTGATGCAGCGGGTACTTGGGGGACAAACAACCTCACCGTAGGGCGCAACGGCAACAACATAGCTGATGTGGCGCAGGACTTGGTTTGCGACATCAGCGGGGCGTCTGTTCAGTTTGTCTACAACAGTTCTGGCACAGCAAGCTGGGAAGTGTTTGCACAGATTGGCGGCAACGGCGGCACTGCTGTTACGCTGACCGGGACACAGACTCTCACCAACAAGACGCTGACTGCGCCAACCATTGCATCAGCTAACTTGACAACAGCATTGACCCTTGCTGGTGCTGCAGGGACTAACGGACAGGTGCTGACCAGTGCTGGGTCTGGATTGCCATCGTGGGCTACCCCAAGTTCGGGGGCATTAACCCTGCTCTCTACTGTCACTGCAAGCGCATCGGCTACGGTTGATATGGAAACAACCTTCAGTAGCACTTACGATGCGTATTTGATAATTGGTAGCGGCATTGTTATTTCAAACGATGGAGGCAGCTTTTCATGTCGCCTGAAAATAGGAGGTTCGTATTCGACTACGGACTACAAAGGACATTTCATGCAAGTTGCTTCAGGCAGCACAACGTATGCTGCAACCGCCAACGCTACAAGCTCTATTGGTATAGCCGCTTCCGTCGGCAATGTCACAAATGAAGGTCTTAATTTTACGATGAAAGTATATTTGCCCTCTGGCGCAACACTACGAAATATGGTAACGGGAGAGGTAGTCTACACGAGGGATTCTTCGGATGTGTTGCAGGGTGGGGCTTTCTTAGGTGGTAACACTGTTGCTGGCGCTGTGACAGGGGTTAGGTTTTTGCCATCTAGTGGAACCATCACCTCCGGCGTCTTCCGTCTCTACGGCATTGCCAATTCATAGGACTCAACATGAGATATCACGCAACATCAGAAGGCAACATTCCTTTTACTATTGAAGAAGAAGCAGAATGGGAAGCAAACCAAGCAGCATGGGATGCTGGCTCAGACACCCGCAAAGCCACAGAAGTTAGGGCAGAGCGCAGTGCCAAACTAGCTGCAACGGACTGGACTCAGGGTGCTGATACGCCCCAAGCCACTAAAGATAAATATGCCCCATACCGCCAAGCATTGCGCGATGTACCAGCACAAGCAGGGTTCCCAAACACTGTCGTTTGGCCCACTCAGGAGTAAGCCATGACAACCCTATCTGACATCATCACGCCAACCAACCTTGTCACATTGACGGGAACATCTACGCTTACCAACAAGACCATTGCTTTTGGTAGCAACACCCTGTCTGATGTGGCAAGTCTATCTACAGCCCAGACCTTCACTGGCACAAAGACCTTCAGCGGTACATCATCAGCACTAGCGATGATTTTGAACGACACGGCAGAGGTGGCGACAGTATCAGCAACAGCGGCCACAGGCACGATCAACTACGATGTCACCACCCAGTCTGTCCAGTACTACACCAGCAACGCAAGTGCCAACTGGACTGTCAACTTCAGGGCGTCATCAGGTACATCGTTGAACACTGCCATGACTACGGGCCAGTCTGTGACTGTGGCTTTCCTTGTCACGCAAGGCTCGACTGCTTACTACAACAATGTGGTGCAGGTAGATGGCACAACAGTGACTCCCAAGTATCAAGGCGGTACAGCACCAGCGGCTGGTAACGCAAGTTCGGTCGACGTCTATATGTACACCATCGTCAAGACGGGCAGTGCGGCATTCACTGTCTTTGCCTCGCAGACCAAGTTTGCATAAGGACTGATATGCCATTAGTACAAACAAGGGGTGCGGCATCGGCCCAAGGTTTTGGTGAGTTTGCACAGGCGGCTGCTGCTAACTACATTGAGGACGTGTTTTCTTGCTTTCTTTTTACTGGGACAGGCTCAAATCAAACTATTACCAACGGTATTGACTTGTCTACCAAGGGTGGTTTGGTTTGGACTAAGTGCAGAAGTGACGTTCAAGGCAACTTTCTTGTGGACACCGTGCGGGGCGGCGATGTCAATTTAAAATCAGACACCACAGCCGCCAATGATTTTGGCAGCGGCCAAGGCGCTCAGTCATTTACGTCTACGGGATTTGTAACTGGTGGATTTTCGGCACGAACCTACGTCTCATGGACATTCCGCAAGCAGCCAAAGTTTTTTGATATTGTGACGTGGACTGGAAATGGTACTGCTGGTCGGCAAATTCCCCATAATCTTGGCTCTGCACCGGGATTTGTTGTTGTTAAAAGAACAAGCAATGTAAACAATTGGATTTGTTGGCACAGAGCGTTAACAAGCACTCAATACATTCAAATAAATAGCACCAGTGAGGCTTTTTCTGATGGCGGTATATTTTGGAATAGCACAATCCCTAGCGCAACTGATTTAACTCTTGGAAGCGACAGCGGTGTTAATGGCTCTGGTTCAACCTACGTAGCCTACCTATTCGCCCATGACGCAGGCGGCTTTGGCCTGACGGGTACGGACAATGTGATTTCGTGTGGAGGTTATACAGGGGACGAAACAG